GATACCTGGGGCTTCACCGACTAATGCCATTGTCGGTCCCGATACACCGCCACCAGCCGCAAAGTCCGGTATGGCAGCGTTAATTAATGCTGCTGCTGTGCCTCCTGCTATTCCTGCTGCAACCATGTTAAAAGGAAAGGGAACACCTACTAAAGCACTCTTAACAGCCACTGCAACCGCCTCAGCAACATAAGCTGCAATGACTTTTTTCGCTATATTCAAGACAGTCTTTCCAAAATCCTCCATAGATTTTGAACCCTGTATCCCGGCTGCCATTACCTGATCGCTAAAAGCCACTGCTGCAAGCTCTGCATTCGTATATTCCAGAGCGATACCTTCAAGACTCTCATTTATTTCATCCAAAATAACTTGCAATTCGGCCAAAGCCTCGGTATCAAACATAAGCTCTAGAACCATCGGTGATTCGGCTGTTACGGCAGGAGTCTCAATTATTGTTTTATACTCTAGCGTTTTATCTATTAATTCCTGAAGTCCTCTTATCTGAATTCTTATCTGTTCTGCCTGCTCTCCCTGTTCCGCAGTTAATCCTTCAAGTGAATCAGTAAGATTAGTAATCTCTCTGCGATAATCAGCTATTGTCTTGGCTTGTTCTTTTACTACGGTAGTAACTGTCTCCGCAGAGTTTACTACTGCTGCTTCTTCTTCTGCTAGTTTTTTTGCTTCTGCTGTTGCTGCTGCTGTTGCTTCTGCTAATTTATTGAGTTCTTTTTCACTTATCTTTATAGCTCCCGGGAATTGTGCAATAAATAATAATTTAAATTTTGTCCATGCGCTTAAACTTTCTTTAACAGTTTCATCTTTTAGCATATTGATAAAATCTGTTGCAGCAGTAAGATTTTCTTTTAATGCAGTTGTAAATCCTTCACTGGCAATAGTAGAATCCTTGAGAGTACCCATAAATATCTTCCACTTAGCACTGACAGTATCAAGCATCACGGCTTGCTGATCATACGCCGTACTAGTTCCGGTAACGGCGATTGTTAACTCATCAACTCTTCTTCTATTCTCAATAAGTATAGCTGCAGCTTGCTGATTACGTAAACCAAACATCTTAGTTAGTTCAGCAGTAGATAGGTTGGCATCAGCAAGATTATCAAGAGCCCCGATCATACCATGTATCTTAGGATTATATTTATCTGTCCCGGATTGAAGCATTAAAATAACGTTTCTTAACGCCACACCACTTTCCCCGGCTGTTAATCCTTTTTCTGCAAGTGTCTCAATTAATGCAACGGATTGCTCTAGTGATATATTGGCCATATTCGCTGCTGTACCCATTCCCTTAACTGCTTCAGCCAGTCCCGGTACTTCTTCTGCGCCTTCCTTACTACCTGCGGCAAGCACATTGATAACCCTGCCTGCCTCGGAAGCCTGAATATTAAACTGATTCATTACCTTGGCAAGCGAGTATGTCGCAGTCGTTAAATCCAGCCCGGATGCCTCAGCAAGAATAAGAGCTTGCTTAGTAACCGATGCCAGGGCCTGACTATTTTTAAGTAATATAGGCTGTGCCGAACCCATCAACTTAAATGCCTCAACTGCCTGACTGGCTCCTATCGTAGTGGTTTTTCCTATCTCCCTTGCTGCCTTGCTATAAAAATCAAGATCTTTCCCTACTGCTCCGGTAATAGCTGACAGATCAGCAAGTTTGTGTTCAAACTCAGCAGTTGTCTTAATGACAAATTTTAATCCCTGTATAACTTTAGAAAATAACCATGCCCCTCCAATTAATTTTGCAAATCCAATCATCTTCTGACTAAAAGATTTACTCTTTTGTTCAGTATCTTCCATCTTCCGATTCATATCGGAATTGTCAGCCGTAAATTTTGATTTAAATTCTTTCGTACTCATCAGTTACGTCTTAAATTAATCATCCTCTTATAACTTCCTCGTTTCAATTTGCCGTACTTCTTCCATATCTCATCCAGCTCCTCGTCAGTCATCTCATGTATATCATTAACACCGATAGGCATATATGTTTCGATCCCCGGCACATTCTTTCCTCCTTTGCGCCACGTCTCGTATGCTACTATCCTGAATCGCTTTAGCCATATTTCATCATTTAATTCAAAAGCCTTAAACAGCCTATATATCTGAATAAATGAAAGCCTTAAAAGATCATCTTCTTTTATTCCTGCCTGCCATCCTGCGATAAAGAGTTCTGACCAGCTTGAACTTTTTTTTTATCGCCCCCATCCGGTGTTTTTGTTGCCACCATAGCAGCAAGTATTTTATCCCATTCGCTCTTACGAATTACTGATATAAAACGCTTCATCCTATCATATGACATAGGTTTTTTATATTGTAGCATACAATAAGAGCGGTGAGCGGACCACACCCACGATGTCATATATTCAGCTTTTGGTATGGTATCGAGCTTATCAAGATCTACACCATAATACTGGCATAGCAGAAAAGCCGCCATACTATCAAAGCGAAAACCTATCGCCCTGCGAAAGCTCCTTTTGATCTTAACGATCATCTATGAAATCTCAGCAGTACCAATAAATCCGGCTGAACACTTCACATATGCAGCACCTGTGCCACCAGCAGGATTAAAGTTAGTAAGATAACCCAGACCGGAATAATCAACGCCTGATTCCAGTTCACAAACCAGCCTGAGCTGTGACTGATTAAGATAAGCATCCATCACATCATTAAAATCAGCCCCTGATTCTACTGCGTTGTTATACCAGAAAGCAGTATCAACAGACCAGCTATTTAGCGTTGGAGCATTCTCTTTCCAGTTTCCGCTTTCCGCGTCTGTTACCTCTTCCACGTCAGTAACGAAATTCATTGATACCTCAGTAGTGTGCATAAGCAGATCAGTACCAAGGTAAAGCCTCACGTTGTACCCTTTAATTTTCATAATTTTTAATTTAAATTAATTTTCATCTATTCCTGTTGTTATAGTTAAAATCTTCCTGATTGTTGTTTTTGTTCCATCCCATTCCGGTTGATAGTTAAGTGCTACAAACCAACATCCGGCATCCGTGAAATCATCCATCGTGATATGTGCTGCCCGGTCTGCTACCGTAACACCTTTTGTTATTAACTTTTCCATAACCAGAGTCATAATATCATCTGACTGTTTCGAGCCAAAATCACCCGGATCACCCACAAATGTAGTCACTATCATAATATCAACCGTTACCATCTGCATAAATTTATCATCGTCACGCTCAAATACAGAACTCATGTTAAGTATCTGTATAAATGGAGTGGCCTGATCAGCAACAGCAAATTCCATGACAGGGATAGGCGAGCCGTCATAAGTCAGCGTCCTTAATACCTTATAAAGTCCTTTTCGATATTGATAAAAACAGTCTTTCATCTCCAGTTTCTATTACCAATTTTGTCAATCCTACGATCCATATCTTTAACGAACCTGTCCCTGTTAATGAAAAATGCCGGGTAGAGATACGGTTGTCCCCTGGTATTTACTTGACGTATTCCAGCCCCTTTAAACTGTATGGCATAATCCCTCAGCTCGGAAGGTACTTGTACTTTCGATCCTGTACCAAATTCCTGGTAAGGTCCGTATTTAACTCCCACAATCACTTCTCCCGTCATCCCTTTATGAAATACCCTGATGCTCGACTTTAATCCTCCTTTATCCATCGGAGCAAACGATTTAGCCTGATAGCTTGTCTGACGTGAAGCCACAAGAATAGCCTCCTCGATTTCCTTCTGGTAATCGGCTTGCATCTTTTTCATTGTCCTTGAAAAATCAGCCATGTTTATTTTATAGCCTATCTTCATTAAACCGCTACATCATCATATATTGCTGTTACTAACATAACACCGTTAGCATCTTCTATTCCGTATGCCCTGATAATAATCCCATCTCCTGCTTCTAATAACCGGGCAGCATGGAAATTGAACCTCACAACAGTCTTCGTGTTGGCATGTGCAAACTTCCCCCATATACAACGAAAAGCACTATTTCCTGCCCTTCGTGCCAGATAAACCTTAGCTGTCTGTGCAGTGGTATAGTCATTATCAAGATTACCCTCCAACGTAATACTGGTATTTGCAATTATAGAAGCTATCTTCCCTACCTCGCCATCTAGAGTATTACCATCCGTGATCCATACAATATCATCCTTGGCATAATCGGAAGTATCTGCAATAGGAATTACCCTTTGTGCTGCCGCCGCGTTACCTGTAAGTGCCTGTACTGTTGATTTGGCAATACGCATTAGTTGGTAAGTGTTTGGCTTACTGGCTCCGGCATCAAGCATTATAGTCAATCCTGTAAGGGTATAAGCACTTATATCACCACCATCCCAACCATAATCATCTGTAATACCATCCATGGGAATTAGTCTGAATGTATTTCCCCATGCCATATTACCCGGAGTGACCGTTACCCCTGCAGAATTATATGGATATACTTTCTCATGATGCAATACTGTTGGTGTTGTCGTAGCAGTTATTTTTTTGATTAATGCCGCAAGGCTATTACCTGCTATGGTATCTGTTTTATTCCCAATTACATCACTCATATGCTGGTTGAGTGCGCTATCAGCTTCCGGGAGTATCTCCTTTAACGCTGTCGAAAGTGTTACTGTTTCTGCCATATCAATTAAGTATTATAAAGTTTCCTGCAATATTTGTTATAAAAGCTCCATCATCATCAATAAGAAATACGAATTTCAAAGGATATTTATTTTCGCTTTTACATATAAGTTTCGTGTAATGCTTATCAATTATCGGGTAAGCTATTGAAAATATCTGATTTCCATAAATACCTTTATATTCTATCATATATGTACGATCCGGGGCAAATAGAAAATCAGTCCGTATAATAACTTCAAATCCCTGAGTGCCATATGTCTGTTGAAATGTCATAGCCATCATTCCCGATAATGGTTTTACAGCGCCCCATAGCCTTGTTACCTCGGTCAGATCGCCCGGTGCCTTGCCGCCTGCTCCATCCGATACGGTAACTTGTTCATATACTATTAACTCATCATGTAGCTTCATCAGAATCCTGGTTGTCTTGTTCTTAATTTTATCATATCACTTATGACTTTCGGTAATGCTACGGCCTCATCATCTATGTCATACCAATGCTTTATTAACATAATAATTAGTCGTTTAATCTCCGCAGGACATTCTTCATCACCACCTGTGTATGTATATACATAATTATCATCATCCGTTGTCTCAGTCACATCATTAACAGGGCCGAATGGCAGTTCCCATTCTTCAAGTTTAACATTTGAAGTTACTTGCAATATTCTTTCTGATACTGATGTATCGATAGCTCGTTCAATAAATTCCCGTGCATCTGTTATGAGCTTTTCCAGCTCATCGTTATGTCCTGTGCCGGAAATCTTTAAAGCCTCCTTAACCTCTTCAAGTGTTATCGGCTCAACTGCAATGTCTGTTACTATCACTACTTTCATATCTCTATATTTATTGGTTCGCCCTGCGGCTCACTTAATAATCTTACATGCCCCTTCCTTAATAGCTTATCATATGCCATGTGTGATATTTTCTTAATTTCTCCCTTTTTATACAAACGGCAATAGCTCTTAGTAAATATTACCTCAACTTTCTCATATGATCTAAGTATCTCCAATGGAGTAACAGGTTTATTTTCTGCCAGTCTCTTTATAATATCTTCTGGTATCCCGATATCATTAATTGTTTTATTAGTCTTTACAAATGGTGCGCGAGGATTTGTGAAATGCATCACCCGATTAAGCGAAACGGTATTCGACCCTGTTGTGGCTATACAGGGATATTTCGTCTGATCTATAAATTTTTTATTCACATAACCTGATAACCATTTATGTATTCCTGCGTTTTTATGTGGATCTTTAACATTTCTTAACACCGATGTTAATATTGCGATATTAAATCCTGTCTTCCATTTCTTATTTGTAATCTTATAATCATAAAGCATCATTTTCTTATTAAGAATACAGTAATGCCATGCATAACGAGTATCGTACCACGGATTATTGCCAATGAGCTCCATCGTTCTTTGTATCCTCAACGGATGGGTATAATCATCTGAATCATGAAGTATCAGTACCTCCCCACGTGCTGCATTTGCTATATCTATCCATTTTGTTGACAGATCAACCCGGCGACCTCTGTTTATATACACTAACCTTTGACACCCGGCTTTTTTAAGTCTGGCACGATATGGCTCAAAATATTTCTCTCCTAACGCATTAGCAGACGGACATTCATGAACGATCAGCTCCCACGGATAAGATGTCTTCTGACGGCAAAGTGATTCGATGCTGAGCCAGTAGATATTAATGTTATTCCATGTCGGAGTGCCAACAGATACAAGCCCTTTGATTACTTCCTTTTTTTCTTTCTTTACTATTGGCTTGGCTTGCGGTATAACTAGCTTGGTATCTAGTATTTCTTCAAATGCTTTCCCATGATGATTTAACCCTCCCTGTGTGCCGGTAAGCACTTTATTAACCCATTTAACTTTTAACTTCTTCGATAGATAATCAATTACATGAAAATCTCCTGCAGGCTGTGCCAACCACGGTACAGGCAGATGCTTAGAATGAAACAAAATACCTATCCCGCTGACCTGTCCTTTTTTAATTACCTTACCAAAGTGCTTTTCATTTGGGGCTGTCCAGGTTGAGATACGTACCTTCCAGATTAATAGCTGATCTTCGTTATCTATTTCGCTAACCATCTCCGCAACGGAAGTAGGTGTCATAAGCATATCATCATCATCCAAATACATCACCCACCCTGTTTTAACTAGCTTTCCCAGATCATTAAGATGTAGATTCCACGGTAGGAATTTCCCTTCTTTCTTCGATAGCTTAACGGCTTTGTGATAAGTACAATCTATCTCTGACCCTACTATATGATTAATCTTTAGTGAGCGATCTCCAAATTTCCCCTCCGATTTTGTATATGTCTGATTTAATATTGATTCCCTGCATTTTGCAAAGCTCTGCGGCCTCTTGAAAGTACGAGTTAATATATTAATTACCGGATCTGTGGCACGTTCTGAAATCCAATTATGATCCTCGTCATAGAGTCTCATATTGCCTACTTTTTGAATGCCTTTATGTTTCGATCTGGCTTTAGTAACGGAATCGGGGTGTTGTATCCAGCGAACAAGTCCATCCGGGAGTTTAAATACCTTATCGGCATACTTCCATAATGCTCCATGTGATCCTTTATATATTGGATGAACCGGGTCTTCCTGACATAAGGTGGCGAACATCGAAATCCGTTTTTCATGATACGGTGTCTGTTCAGTTGTCTTTCCCGATGGCCACTCTACTCTAACGGGCTGAGCAAATATTACGAAGCTCTTATATTTATCTTTATTCGCTCTGTAAATCTTCTGTATTTCCTCAATATAAGTCGGGGCCATCCAATCATCCATATCGTGTCGTGTCTGCAAAGTATAGCCCTTGGAGTGCGCTACCTCCCTAAACTGCTCGATACCTCCTGTAAACGCTATAAAATTGATTCCTATGCGACTTTTTACGTGCTCCACATGCTCTGCTTTTAGTAATATACCAAATTCAAAGTCCTGGCACGTCTGAGCTTTCATAGATGGGATAAAAGTCTGCATAGCCACATCAATATACCTATCCATCAATTTAATACTATCAAACCAAAGCCGTGTTATAATTAAGTGCTTCATATTTTTATTGCATTCATTTCTGTAACTCTTTTATTCTTCCTATAATATCTCCAGGTACTATATTCTCTAGCTTCTTATCAGTTTCTTCAAAACAATTTTCTAGTTTGTTTATCATTTTGCCTCTTTTCATGGATATATTATTATAGCCATGTGTACAAAGTGTCTCTTGCCAATGATTTGATTTATCAATTACTGACTTGTCCGGTTTACACCAATTTTTTGTCCAGTTATCAATATTTTTATACATTTTTACTCCGGCCGGTAGCTGTCTGGCCAGACTGGTTTTTACTGCCATCTGTAACCCTGTATTTGCAACAGGACGGTTATATAATACTATTTTACCATTTTCAAAATTTAAAAAATATCCCTTTACAGTATAAAACCAGTCAACTCCTTTCACATAGGCGTTATGGCTATCCTGAATCATATATGGATGGTAATAATTATCTGCTGCACAAAGGCACATCATATCGCTTTTTTTATCGCACCGTTGAGCTATTATTTGCCACTTCTCACTTAACGTAATTTTATCATAACGTGTAAGATATGTTAATTTAATACATCCGGCTTTCTTTAGCCTATCGAGATAACTATTATAAAATTCCCTTCCGAGAGCTTCGTCGTGTACCTCCTCAAATACAATAAGTTCCCATCCCTCTGTAGTTTTTTGACGACACAGGCTCTCCATACATAGCCATGCTATTTTCTTAGAATTCCAAACAGGTAATGCTACTGATATCATATGTATTTATTTATTAGTCTTTTAGTATATCCGTTTGCTTCGATGCCGTTGCCTATCATTACAATTATATCATTATTAAGGTTCTCAAATAAATCTTTTTTCCTTCCGGGATTCCAGACCACTTTAAATCCTTTATGAGCATTGATAATCTTTACATCTTCCTTGGAATATACTCCTGCGAAGAAGCATGAAGCATGTCTGTTATGGTATCCATAAAGATTCCATCTATCAAAAAATCCCTTCTCGAAGAATTTAACACTCTTCGAAAATTTTGCCTGTGTTATCATGGTTTTTAAGCATTTGCAGGAAACAACCTGTTAAATATTTCAGGTATCTGTTATTATCAGCCTCAAATATTATCTTCATAGTAGAAATATATGCAGGCACATTATTATTATCAACAATATATAGTTTGCCATTTTCCCTAACAGCATCCAGCTCCGTATAATGTGTTTTATATAAGTAACAATATCGCTCTATTTTTCTCAGCTCATCTACGGTAAAAGGGTTATCAATCCATTTCGTAACAGCATTAGTAGCACCTCCAAAGCGATCTGACAGTAGTTTGTCTTTCGTCACTACGGCCCTTACCTTATAATCAAAAATAAATATCCGGTAATCCCTTGTATGAGTAGCGGAAATCCTGTTATCTAATTGCCTTACATAAATATAATCTTTGCGTACCCCGATCCGCTTAACCAGCTTCATTTCATGCCTGCCCTGCAATTCAGATTTCTCTAGAATAAACTTATCAATCGGAACAGCTAGTGAATTATATCCAAATGCCTCCTTCATAATCGCTTCATTTTTTCGCTTCCGCATATCCTCACATCCAATATTGATAACATCATATTTCTTCGCCAGTTGCATCATTATCTCGTCATGCTTCCGGTACGTCTTATGATAGCTCTGATAGAACACCACATCAAAATCACCCGATGGATCAGTTATAACATCCACTCCGGACATTTCCAGATAGGGTTTAATCATCGCTATCTTAAAACGCTTATGCTTGCCGTCAGGATACAGGAGGACTTTCACGTCTCTTTATTTCTTTCTCTGCTATCCGTTTTGCCGTAACACGATCATCTCGCTTGATAATCTCGCGTAATTCCTCATCACTGTATCCACTAACAACCATTTCAAGGTTTTTGGTTGAAATATCCATCCCGATGAATTTCTCCTCTTTAGTAGTAATAACAGTTTTTTCTTCTTTCACCTCAACGGCTTTGCCTGTTTTAAGCAGGCTGTCAGCAAGTTTGCCTCTTATATTATATTTCTTGCCTTTAGCCAGAAATCCATGAGGCTTAACCATTTTGAGATGTCTTTTCTGATTCACATTGTACCGCTTTTTTCGCCCTTGCGTTAATAGCGGCCTTACATTTTTCGTTCGTCTCATAATTTAATATTTAAAAGAAGGGAAGGAGTATTGGCCCCCTCCCTTCAATGATTAATCACTACGAAGAAGGACCAGTCTGAAGTATGACAATTCCGGCGGGCAAAATTGTGATATAACCGACCCTCTTGTGTACGCGAAGAGCTATCATGTCTTGCTCTGCGAGGTTGATCAGAGTGCCATTATCGTCGTAGACGCTCGCTTGGTCAAGTAGCTTCACGCGAATTCCTTTCTTGTCTCCATAAGCGCAACATTTTGAAAGGTTGCCAAAGAAAAGAAATGGTTCATCAGGATCACACTCGGCATCATAATCAGCACCGGCAGCATAGCCAATATCAGTAAGCGATGGGAGAGCCTCAGAAAGCACGACAGGGAATCCCCATATCGTTCCGGGGCTGGACTGTCCAGGCGTCTGCACTAGATAAACACCTTTTGTATCACCTTCAGCAACAGCGTCTGCCCTGCGGGCTGCAATGGCTGTCCATACCTGACGATTCATATAAAATTTAGCTCCTTTTACTGCACCGGTTGGTATAGCAACTGTAAGAGCCAGAAGAGCTTCAGGACGCATTGAAAGCGGACCAACACCGGCAGGTAATGCTAATGCTGTGATAGCAGCATCATTAATAATCCCTGTCCACGGTGCGCCCGTCCCAGAGAAGAATTGATCGTCTTCCTCAGCAGCAATAGCTTCCCCGATAAGCTGTCCGCAAAACGATACGAGATTAATAACAGCATCCTCAACAATCTCCTCAGTAAGAATAACCATAGCAGCAACCTTCTTCAAGGTTTGCTGGACACGTGATATAGCAGGCTTGGTTTTTGGTTTCTTCTCACCTTCATCAATCCAGTCAACAACTACATTTGTTAAGAGTGTAGGTATGTAACGGGAATTCCCCGGTCCTGAAAATGGAAGATAACGCATATCCCTGCGTGCAATACCACCATCAATTACAAATCGATTTATCTCAGCCAATAAGAGCGAAGGTACTAAATAGCCTCCCTGGGTGTAATCTTCCCCAATATCCCCCGCTTCTGTTCCTGTTGCCGGACCAAGATGCAATAATGGTTCAAGAGTTTTGAGCTCTTTGGCAACCTTATCAAACTCTTCCTTATTTCTTTTAAGGAATGAACGAAGCCACTTCCCGGTAAGCTCTTTTTGCTTACTCTCATTTTCCTCTTTCGAGGCCAATGGTTTAATAGCTTTATCTGCCAGTTGCACAAAGATAGCATTTAACTGTTCCTGGAATTTACCGAAGTTGAAATCTGCTTTAATCTCTTTGATCTGTTTTTCAAGATCAGTTTTAAGATCAGTCAGTTCTTTCTTCTCGGTAATCCCTTCTTTTGATTTACCGAGTGCCTCATCGAATTTAACAAGTAACTTTAAAGAAGACTCATCAAATCCATGATCATCAGGAAGCTGAATATATTTCAATTCATATTCCTTATCTCCAATTTTAATTTTGTTCATTGTAAATAGTTTTTAAATTAATATTACTGTATCATAATCAGCTTTCTTTGAAGTGGGTTGGCCCCCGGCCTCCGTCGAGGTGGTGAGTTGCTCCGGCTTGTCAAATAGTCTAATCATTTCTTTTATTTGTATTAATTGTATTTCGAGTAAGTCAAAAGTCTCATCGGTATATTTACCCGACTCAAATGACTTCATTAACTTATCAATCCGTTTTGTCCAGAAATTGCGATCTTCCAGCGATTTCATAACAGGAGTATTCATATTAGCTCCCCATTTATCAAGACTTGTAACCTCCCATAGTATTGCTTCTTTTATCCTGCGTATATCAACTCCATCAAGTGTCTCGTTATTTGAATTAACGGTCTCAAAGCCGTGGGAATGTTCTGTTATCAATCCATCTTCATACATCAGTAACGTATCACGTCCTACCGTATGTCTTCCTATCTTGGAAATAAACCATCCACCCTTCTCATCACGACCAAGTTCCGTTAAAACTCCTGTTCCGTCCCAGTGATTGAAGAGATGTTTGATTCTCGGCAGTGCACTCTTCGGTCCTCGCTCTGTGATGCTTTTATCGTAAGCATCAAGTGATATTATATCACCATCTGAATCAACCGTTTGAGCATTAAAATAATATGCCTGTACGATACGATCCTTAACATTTACGTCCTTTATCTCAGCACATGGCTGACCGTACTTAAAATTTTTCATTATATATTTATATTAATTCCGGTGTTACTATTATCTCGTATCCACATCGACAATTAATTATATTTCCCGGACTCCCTTTCGGATCACCTGGATATTCCAACATCTCACCTCCTACTATAAATTCTTCATTCATCGCTACTCTTACGCCATCCATCTCTAGATGGTCAGGTCGTGACCGCGAATCAAACGCACTGATCCAAATCTTTATCTTACTACCAGGTAGTTCAGAAGCACCTACCTTAATCCCTTCACTCGAAGCAGCAACCACCTCTGTACGTGCTATCCTGAGAGCCTTCCACGTATCTAATTTGCCCTGTGCCTTTGATATACTCCGTGCAATCTCATCCATGCCCCAGCCCTCTTCGATACCTTGTGTAACGGCATTCTTTGTTAATCTGACAATATCATTATAATGCGTTGTGATAGTCTTAGTTATCTTCGTACCTGTTTTAGTACGGATAAATTCTCTGATAATAGTCTCCCAGTCACTTTCCTGCTTTACCTCAATATTACCACTAAATCTTTTTTGAACATCTTTCGCAAATGCAATACCCGTCTTTATATAAAACCTCTCGAAATTGATCCTTACAATATCTTCATTAATAGTAAAGTCCTGAGCTGCCTGTGTAATATCCTCCGGTGTAGCAAGATTCTTAATAGATGTAATAAACGCTTTGCGGATCTCTCCATACATACGGCTGAAAAGATTCTCCCCAAATCTGATAAAGGGCAATCGCTTATTATTTATTTCCTGCCAAGTCATTTCCTATTAAATTGGTTTGCATGTAATTTTGCTATTTCCTTATCAATTTCCTCAAATCCGGAATCCATGCCAAAGCCAAGAGGTATTTTTGACATCTCGGTAAATAGCAGGTCAGCATTCTTATCCGGGTACTCTTCATAGTTAGTAGCTGCACGTTTCTCGTTAATTGTTATCCAGTCCATCGTACCCATCGTTTTAGCAAGGGTGTGGATATCGTCCTGAAGTTCCGAAATAGCCATAAAGTCATAATCAATAAACCACTCCTCCCCGAATGACTTTTGTATCATTGCATTCAGGTTATCTCTCAGAGAATCCATGTCAGGCATCACGCTCATGGTCATCAATGCTTTACGCCCCTCTTTTGTGTTATTCAGTGTTGAAGCATCAGAGCTTAACATTGATGGATGGATCCGGAATATATTACAAAGTATTTCTTTATTATATTTCCTTGAATTCAATACTCCAAGATCAACAGGAGTCTCTCCTATCTTTAGCAAGTTCAGCGGGGCCCGGTTAAACATCAGGTTCCCATCCCCGGATTTTGCCCTTACAACAGCTCTTTTAAACTTCTTTACCAGGTTATCGGCCTGCTCCTTTGTAAAATCTATACTTGTCTGTTCAGTACCTGTGACAATAGCTTTAACACCTTCATTGGTAAAGGAAGCATTCTCATTATCTATACCTGAATTATCTGAATTGATTGTCCTGCGGGCAGCGACAAGCGGGGACAGTCCATAGAGCTGTATACCTGTTGAATCCCATACCGGATTGAAATATTTCCAATGCATAACCTTCTCAGGGTCTAGTGGTTCATCAAATATACCTGCTAGCCGGTAGCCAGCAACAGGATCAAGAAAAGATCCACCTACTATCTTTGTCTTATCGGCTGGCAATAGATGTAGTTGCAGAATCCCAAGGTTAGGGTTAGGATTATCGACATGAAATAGATAGGCATCTCCGGTACAATCACGATAAATAAACATCCCTTCTACTAAGTCTTGAAAGGATTCATTTGGATTAGGTCTCTTTAAAAGTGAATGGATCGGACCTGCATTAATTTCTTCCAGTGATTGTTCTTTTAGTGTAATGGCTTTATACAGATTCAAATCCTTCCGCATAATAGCTCTATATGCCCTGAACTTCTGATCATTCTTAATTTTATATACAAGCCACGGAATTCCCTTTGCTGCATTGGCCCGAAGGTTAATAACAGAATAGACCGTCCCGTTATATGCAAATCCCTTCGTTATATAATCCGTTTTATCAACAATAGGATTAATATTCTGATCCCTGTTTACATAACGATATAGCATCTTAGCTACCATTTGCCAGTCCTCATTACTGAGTTGGTAATCCACTAATTCTTTTTTCCCAAGTAACCACGATTTTAAACTCATATCAATATGATTGGAAATTTTCTACTAATATTTTGACTTCCCAGAACATTCTCATTATAAAAACATCCAGCCAGTCAGGAGAACGTCCGATCACTTCTTTGACTTTTTCTTTCGGCAAGATACGTAATTTACCATCCTTATCAGCATCATAGGTTTTTAACATCTCTAATTCCTGCCGGATCATTTCTATTTCACTGTCTGGTAGCTCACATGAAATATAAATACTACTTGCCATTTCTGCGAGCTTATATGCACATTCTGTTTTTAGATTTTGATAATTTGGGTTAATAGCCGAAGAATTATTTACAAATCCCTTGCATTTCAATTGATCCACAACACCTCCACCTACACCGTCTTCATCACAGACAACATCAGATAATTGAACTTTATATTTTACACGGAATGCATTAATAGCATTGGTTATCTGGACGGTTGAGGAGATATTAAATATTAAATAATCTATTAATCTAAATCCATCCCATACAGTTATAATTGCCCTATCCGATCCGTAACGTGCTATATCTGAAACAATTTTCTTCGTACCTCCTTCAACATAGGTATTAGAAAACATATTATTGATCGTATCATAATCGATAAGTGTGTTTGGATCATCGTCATATTCCCAATTCCCTAACATCAAACGTTCTTTTGTTGATTTATCTTTTATCCCGCTTAATTGTTTCCCATATTCCTTTGCCGTATATGGATTATCATTATAAAGACTTTGGATAAATTTTACTCCTTCAGGGAGTGTGCCATTTTTCGATGGCAGGTAAAAATTCGTATATGTCCAGTTCTTTTTAGGATTACCCGTTAAGGATATTGTTGCTTTTATCCCTGATTCAATATTTAAATGCCTATTAATACGAGTCTTTAAAACATCATAGGCAAGAAAATGAATCTCCCCGGTTTCCTCTATTGCCCCATCGGTATATTCAAGTGAACCAAATCTTTCATATAGTGGATCTGATGGAAGAAATTTAACATCCAAAAGATCAATCCGGGAACCATTAAAAAATTCAATGTAATTATATTGACCGTTCAAAACCCAGTCTTCTCTTGGAATATTATGATACTGACATACCTTACACCACGTTAAATATGTTGAAGCCATTAACCTCTTTAGCTCTTCACGTGCAATAAAACTCTTATATCCAGGGTACAGGTAGCAGTTTACCAATCTTGTCTCACAGAGCCACCAAGACTTTCCACCTCCAGCACCACCACCCAAAAATACCTCATTGTGTGTTTTTAATGCCTCCCATGCAAGATGCTGTTTATACGTTGGCGAAATTGTTATCTTCATTTTTTCTCTGGTACTATATATTCAATACCTGTAATAATTTCTCCTGAATGTTTAACCTCTGTCTTGTCTTTCCAACTATGTTCATTGATCAGAACAAACTTTGTCATTGATGCATTGAGTTTGTCTGCAGTGCCGTATTTTTTCAGTTTTATCTCCTGTATTTTTTTAGCATTCTCTACTAGTTTTAAAAACGACGTAAATTTTCCGCATAAATATGATATGACTTCAGAATATAAACCCTTCTCCATTACAAGGAATTCTTCCCAAAACATATGAGTCGGATCTTCGAGCTGCCATGCAATTAACTCCTTAGCAAGGTTTAATGCTACTTCCTCCGTCCATTCCTCGTCCGGTTGATATTCCGAGCTGAATTGTTTGCCGTCTTCTGGTTTAATATTTCCTTTTCCTCCTGGCATGTTATTTTATTTCAAATGAAATTATCCCATCAAAATAATCTCTGTAAAACTGGTATATCTCTTTTCCTATCGTAACACATCCGTTTTCCGTTCTGGGATTAGTGTTTATGTTAGCACTGGTTTCTATTCCAAAAGAGAACTTGTCTCCATAACCAGCGTATATTTTAGCATGGTTTCTGAATACCGCTATTCTTCCACATTGGTATTTTTCAAAGACCTGGTTCAGCTTCTTCCATTCCATCTTATATGTTTTCGGGAATATCTCCCCGACATAAGCATCGAGCTTTTTTATTCTCCCTGCTTCGAGCCACTCTTCAAATTGCATCACGTCATCAGCTGCCATGCACCAAGTTGAAAAAAGGCAGTAATCCAAGTCCTGTTGCCTTAATACACATTTCAAATAACTTAATGAGTCAACGTCACCGGCTGTTATGCAGTGATAGCTGTACCCATCCTTGAATTCAAATCCCAGCACGTCCAATAATTGTGTTTCTGAAAACGCTCT